GCAAAGAAGGACTGAGCTTCGTCCAGGAACTGGTGGGTCTATGACGCTGCTACTCGATGGGCAAAGAGTCCAGGGCAAGAACCTCAAGGTCACGGCCAACCTGCGAATCGAAAGCGGCGACATGTCCGGCCAGACCAGCAACACCGACAAGGCCCACAAGGGCTTTAAGCCCAAAACGCTGGCCGTCTCGCTGATGATTCCGTTTGTGGATAAAACCCAGCTGACAGATCTGATGCGCATGGCTGAAACCACGGCCAGCGGCGGGCAATTGCACCTGTATCGGATCGTGAACGACACGGCCGAAACTTTCGGCGTGCGTCAGGTGGAGTTTTCCGACGGCGTCAGTGCACGGGAAGCGGACACCCTGAAAGCCTGGCTGGTGCAATTCACGCTGAGCGAGCGCGAATCGAACCCGGAGAAAGTCGAAGGCCGGCGCGCCGGCAACAAGGTAGACGCTCAAGGCGCCCCGGGTAGCCCGGTCGGTGACGGCGGTGCCGGCAACGGCGAAGGAACTAGCGACAACCCCGCGCTGAGCGGCTTCGAAAAGGTGCTGGGACGTGTGGATAAGTGGTTGGGCGGGAGTGAGCAGACGTGAAGCTGCACAAGATACTTTCCATCAACGGCGCCCAGATCGCTCTCATCAAGGAGGACGTCAGGCTGGACGCTACCAGCCCCGGCCGGGCGAACTTCACCGTTCAATCCCCTGTGCCGCTGAAAGGGCTGGTGACGCTGGACATCGGCTACAACGAGGGCACGCTGCAACGGCACTTTATCGGCTACGTCGAGCGCTGCACGGCCGCCAATGCGGTCGAACAGGTGCTGTTCTGCCGTGAGCTGGCCGCAGTGCTGGCCAACCCGTTGCCGTTGAACCTGCGTCATGTGGATCTGCGTGCGGTGCTGGCCGAGATCAGCGAACAGACCGGGCTGCGCTTCCGCGTTCCGGATCAACCATACGCCAGCGTGAAAACGCCTTACTTCTACAGCCTTGCCGCCGGTTACCAGGCGATGGACAGTCTCGCCCGGGTGTTTAGCATTCCCGACTTCACCTGGCACCAGTTGGGCAACGGGGAAGTGTTCGCCGGCAGTTGGGCCGACAGTTTTTTCGGCGCACGTGCGCCGCTGCAGATTCCCACGGAGCTGTTCGACGGCTACCAGGGCAACCAGAGCGCGATGGTCGCGGCCCTTCCCGGGTTGCGCCCAGGTGCAACAATCAATAACGGCGAGCGCATCACCACGGTGTCTCTTGCCAACGACCAGATGGCCATCCGATGGAAGACGCAATCCGCCGCGCTGTAGAGCGGCAATATCCCGAACTCACCGGTGGTTACCACCTGCCGCGCTTTGCCCAAGTTACCGCCGTGGCCGACGCGCCGGCGGACGCTGGACTGTGTGACGACTTCCGCCCGCGCTATGCCGTGGATATTGTTGTACTCGGTCCGGATGACGAACCAGATCCGGCGATGCCGCCGCTCACTGGCGTTCCTTTGCCGCTGCCCACCGGTGGCGAGGAAATGGGCATTTACGCCTTTCCGGAGGAAGGCACGCGGGTAGTGGTGTGCTTTGCCTACGGCCTGCCGAACAAGCCCTACATCCAATCGATCTTGCCGCATGGGCTGAGCATGCCGAAGGTGCCGAAAGGTGATCAGGTGTGGCAACACAGCGCTGCTGCCCAGCAGCGCGTCGACGCCGACGGCAACTGGTTGCGCCAGACTGATGGCAAGATCCGGGATCAGGCGATCAAGCGCGAGGTTGAAGCCCTAGACAACCGCGAGCAGTTCCAGAGCCACACGCAGGCGGTGGAAGACCATTCGACCGAGACGGTGGGTGGTGTGAAAAAGATCGAGGCGCTGGGCGCGCTCAAGCTGATGTCGGGCGGATCCGCGAGCCTAGCGGCGGTGGATGATTTACACCAGGCGACCGGGCGGGATCTGAACGTGGTAGTGGGGCAGAAGCACAACGCCACGGTGGGTGGCGACATGCAGGAACACATTGAAGGATTGCGGCGAAGCTTGGCCGGTCAAGGGCAGCGCCTGCAAGCACCGAAAAACTGGATCGGATCTGAGGATGTGAACCTATTTAGAATAGTGTGTGACGTGCTTGATCTGTTGCGGGAAATGAACGCACAGCTAGCTGCGCATACGCACGGGCCGACGCCCGTTCCCAGCAATGCCACCGCTTTCAGTACCCACGCCTCAACATCGGTGCAAATGGGGGAAACGCTGAAAGCCATCACGCTTTCGTGAATCAACAGGAGTTTGGCCATCTTGTGCTTTGCTGTCCCGGCGTAGCATGATCGCGTCCATTGATGTCAGGTTCAATGCCCCCCCAAAAAGCAACGGCCAAAATTTCACAATCAGCGGAAGAAAACTACTGTAGGTAGATATGGAAGAAGATAAAGAAGGTATTTACAAGCTAACTGTTGACTTGAATGTTCTTGAGCATTTAGGAATTAACTTGTATAGCAATGTGCCTGCTGTACTTACAGAGATAGTAGCCAATGCTTGGGATGCTGACGCTGAACGCGTAGAAATTACCATCGAAGAAAATCTTCAATACATTGAAGTGCTAGATGATGGCATTGGTATGGACCTAGAGGCCATCAACAAAAAGTTTTTATGGGTCGGCTATCAAAAAAGAACCGAAGGTGACCTCAGTCCTATCAAACACAGGCCAGTAATGGGGCGAAAAGGTGTCGGAAAACTTGCACCGTTCTCCATCGCGGATACTGTCGAGGTTTATTCCTACATTGATGGAGAACAAAACGCATTCAGAATGCGAGTGGACGATATCCGAACCGCTGCGAAACTGAAAAAAGATTACTATCCTGAAGCTATTGACCATACTTCTTGCCCAACGAAAAATGGTACAAGGCTCATTCTCAAGGATCTGCATAAAGATCGTATAAGAAAGCCAAATCTGATCCAGCGGCTTGCTCGAAGATTTTCGGTTATCGGGCGAGACGATTTTAGGATTTTCATAAAAAACCAGAATGGTGGTGAGCGTGAAGTCACTCTGAAAGACAGGGGGGATCTTGAGAAGCTTCAATACATCTGGACAATTGGAGACTGGACACCGCCTGATTGGCTAGATGATTACGTCGTTCGTAAGGGAAGCTTTCCTGGCCGACTGGATGGGTGGGACAGCGAAATGACTATCAGTGGTTGGATAGGCACCTCCAACAAACCTAAAGATCTAGACTCGGCATCCGGCAATATTAACGTTATTGTACTGTTGGCCAGAGGCCGATTGTTTCAGGAAAACGTTCTAAATGAAGTAAGTGATGGTCGTCATTATACTAAATACTTAGTCGGTCAATTGGATATTGACTTTCTCGATGTAACAGGCGAACGCGATATCGCTACAAGTGATAGGCAACGTGTGCAAGAAGGCGATCCACGCTATCAGCAGGTTGTGAGTTTCGTTAAAAGCACACTGGCTAAGCTAGAGGCTGAGTGGAGTAAGTGGCGTCCAGAGGATAGGATTGAAGAAGTTCAGGACGTAAATCCTGTTGTAAAGGAATGGCTGGAAAGCCTTTCCCCTGCGCACCAGAAACACGCCGAAAAACTAATAGGTTCAATCTCTAGTCTGGATGTTGAAGACGAGGAGAATGTTGTATTGAAGCACGCGATTCTGGGCTTCGAGAGGGCGAAGCTTGCTGGCAGCACAAAAGAGCTCAGCGAAGCAATTACAGTTGATGCTCAAGCATTGCTGCCGCTCTTGGCCGGCCTTGACTCTATTGAGGCGTCTTTGTATCGCGATATCGTCAGTAACCGCATGAACGTGATTAAGGCTTTTCAATCCAAGATCCAAGATAACGAACTTGAAAAGGTTCTTCAACAGTACCTGTTTGAACATCTTTGGCTTTTGGATCCCTCGTGGGAGCGCGCCACGGGCAGCGAGATCATTGAGAAACCTGTTAATGATGAATTTGCTAAAATCTCCGCCAATCTGACCGATGAAGAAAAAAAAGGGCGTGTTGACATTAAGTATCGGAAGGCTAACGGTCGGCATATAATTATCGAGCTGAAGCGTGCCGACAGAGTATGTGGTGTGATGGAGTTGGTTCAGCAGGGGCTAAAATACCGAGATGCCCTACTTAAATGCTTGAGTGACAGAAACAGACCTGATGAACCTTATGAGGTGGTTTTCGTTCTCGGGAAGCCAATAAAAGAAGAAGGCAATATTCAATCTCAATCGTTCATCGATATGCAGCTCAGCTCAATAAATGGTCGCCGCGTAAAATATGACGAGCTTGTAGACTCAGCGCTAAATGGTTATGCAGAATACATAGAGGCTAGAGGGAAGGTGGATAAAATTCAAAAAGTCATTGACTCTCTAACAAGCAAAAAACGATAAGTTTTAACTAAAAAGCCACCTCGTATAGAGGTGGCTTTTTTATGTGTGCGATTTAGTCTTGAGGCATTCCGCCGCGTAACATTACTTGTTCCGCAACATGGCTCATTAAAGTCTGACCTATCACCTCGCCCAGTCTCACCGGAACAGCATTTCCAATCATCCTGCCTACAGCTTTGAATGTAATTTTGTTTTCTGGCATGAACTCATATTCTGGCGGAAACGATTGTAGTATCGCTGCTTCCCTCAACGTTATTGCTCGATCCTGAACTGGATGGCCGAAACGACCATTTCCAAACCCATAGCAAAGAGTCGTCATAGTGGGGCTGGGCTGATCCAATCGCATGCGTCCATAAACGCTTGCGTAAGTCGAACCACTTTCCTTTCTATGGCAAGCTGCGACTAGTTCAGGTGGCCAATCTTTCCAAGTACCGCCCTGCCGTGAATAAATAATCCTTCGCTTGTTGAGCGGCGTCAGAGTTGCCGCCCGATGCAATGGGTCTGTCGGATGACACTCTCCATCGGCTACTGCTGGTAAATGGCCAATTGCTTGTTGAACAGTAACTGGGGTTCCAGCATGTGTTGGAGGTAGGAGACAGATTTCGCCAAGTCTTGAAGCAAGCAGCACGTGCCGGCGGCGCTGTTGTGGTAGCCCATAATCAACACAAGCCACTCTGTTCGCCCATATGTGATACCCATTGCTCTCAAGTCCACTCACAAAGTCGTGGTAGACCTCATGCTTCGTTACATCTGGAACGTTCTCCATTGTTACGAGGTGAGGCGATGTTTCAGTTATCAGCCGGCGGAACGCATACAGGAGGGGCCACTTTCGATCATCCCGAGTGTCCTTTCCTTGATTGTAAGTAGAGAAAGGCTGACAGGGAGCGCAACCTGCTAATAGACGCACACGACCTGGCCGATACCACTGCATCAGGTCATTCGAAGTAACGTTTGTTACGTCCTCCGCAATAAATGTGGCACCTATATTCTGTTCATAGGCGTGCTGGCACTGTGCCTCTAAGTCATAGCCGGCCCGGACGGTGACACCCGCTCTAACCAGTCCCGCCGTTAGCCCGCCTGCTCCGCAGAAAAGGTCTACTGCATCAATCATTTCTATCTGCTCCCCAATAGCACGCATTCTAGCGCGATATCGGGTGCGAGATCGAGCACGGTCTGAGTTTTTACCTTCTGTGCTACCCATGATTCGAAAAAAAATCATTCACCCAAGAAAAAACAACTGAAAAAAGCACTTATCCCCCTCCCGCCGACGGGCTTTGCGTCCCTTTTTTATGCAAAGGCCAGAGTGGTGCAAACACCTGCTCTGGCCAAGCCTGCTGCGGGGGCTGTTGGCGTTGTAGCGATTGCACGCAGTGCAAGGTTTTGCAAAAAAGAGCAAAGGTAGTTGCACTGCGTTACGGAGCGTCGACGGGTTGGCCAAGGGAGTGAAACGCCCGGCGTGCAGGGGCGACGCCCTGAAAAACCTACCGCACAGGATGTTTTCGTTTTCGGCACTGGTCGCACCAGCTGGGAATCCGACACCGCTCAGTCCGCTTGCAAAACTGCTGTAAGGCCCAGCCTGCTTGGCTCTCCTTTATTTTCTGGTATTGCACAGCGTAACCAAGGATTTACTTGCGACCAGTGCCAATTTGCATGATGTGAAAAACGTCGGAAAGGGACGTCGTCTTGGCCATTTTTCAGACGTGGGCTGGGAAAAAGGTAATTTTGGTAAGCGAGGTGTAGAAACGCGCTACAGGCCTTGTCATGCCTGGCTTTCACTCATTACCTCAAGAGGTAATTTTAGGTAAGAGTTAGGGTAATAATTTCTGAAGTGCCCGGTTTTACTGGGTTTGAGGGCTATAAGGGATTACTCATAGGAAAGGTAATTTTCTAACCTCATACTTACCAAATTATTACCTCTGCTTACTGCTCTCAATGCCCCGATTTTCAAGGCTTCCAGAGCTTGCCTCATGCCGCATTACCAAAATTACCTTTTTCCCATGGGTCAACATGAAACG